TAGAAGAGAGATAGAGAAACCACGGATCGCACTTGATGCAGTGGAGTTAGCGAGCACACGGCATCCGTTTTCTAATTCAATGTCGCCTTTGTTCCAAACTTTAACGCCCTGCTGAATCCACATTGGTAATGCTTCATATGCTAGTTTAATACGAGCAAGAATTTCTCTTGATGTACTGGCTTTGTTTGCAAGAATCGCGACTGTTTTGTCTTGATTGAAAAGAATATACCAAAGAATATAACCAACAATGATTGTGGTCTTACCAACCTGACGACCAGCTTTTACGATAACGCGACGATTATTATTAATATCGTTGACAACATCTTTTTGAAATGGATAGAGTTCAATCTGAACAAATCCTTTATCAAGAGTGATGATCTTGACATAGTTTTCAATAAAATATTCTGGGCTCTGTGCGCATTTAACATACTCACGGACTTGTTCTTCCGTGAGATTCATCGCCATGTTAACTCGCTTCAGCTTGGGGTTGCCAAGATAATGTTTTAGTTTAGCCGCTATTTGATTCATTTTTTAATTGTCTCAACAACTCAGCAGTGCTTCCTACAAATACTGCTTTGTCGACATTAATATTAGTTGGTCCTGTCAACTCGTCTTTTGGTCTTAATTCTTGTTGTTGTTTTTGAAGAATCATAAGTTTCTCTGTGACATCAGAGAGATTCTTAATCATATTTGCAGCAACTTCATATGCTCTTGGGTGCTGCGATTCTTTAGCAACTTCTAGTATACCTTCAAGAGCTTCGTTACCCTTTTCAATCAAATTATAATAATTTGAACGCGAGTACTCTGCATCAGGATTTTCACCATTATCTTGATGAATGGTGATTGGCTTATCATCATCTCTCACAGCAGGAATATAATCTGTGTTCAAGATGTTAGATAGATTTTCGTCAACTTTACTCATGTTATATTTGGGAATATCTCTATTTGCTCATCAAAACCAAATGCAGTATTAGCATTTGCAGTAATTGGCGATGGAAGAATACTCAAATTGACCAATTGATTATCGATCACTGAATCAAATGATTGTATCGTAAATGATGAATTTGATATTGCACCAACCAGTTTATTGTTTGTTGTAAATGTGCCAGAAATATCTGTAACATATATTTGATTTGCAACATTATTCCAAGAGGAAACAAACCCACTCGCATTTGCAGAACTCAAATTTCTACCAACATAAACAAGCTCGCCAATTTTGTAATCTCCAAACCCTGAAGTTAAATTGAGAACTTTTGCACCACTTTGCAGAACTTCGCTGTCAAATGTGTTTGCAACAGACTTACGAATCACCTTAACAGAATCATTGATAAATCCATAGAGCCATCCCTGAACTGTAAATGTTAAAGTCCATGTCATTACTCTTGTTTCTTCAGGGGAGCCTGTTGCAGCGATATCGTATGATAATCCTTCTAGCACAATCGGAACATCAACTTTGTCACCTTGAATACCAGTCAGATTCATTGAAATTGTGTGGTCTGGTGCAAAGTATGGTAGAATTTGTTCAATCAGTTGCGTGCCATCTTCGACATTACGAACATATAAAACAAGATCAAATGAAAAGTTGTATGGAGTTGATGTGATTGTTGTTATACTGTTGCCATCTTTTCCAGGAGAAAATTGCGGATTAAAATTAGTAATCTTGCGCAATGGATCATAATTGATTGCAGTCATTTCAAATGACATGCGTGGCAATTGAATTCGCATTGATCGATCCAATCCTGGATCTTGTGTGATGCGGACATAAAACTTTTCTTTGTTAGCATAAGACAATGGAACTGTGATTCGCTCAATCTCAGTTTGACCGTCTTTTGTGTATCTGTATAACTTTAGATCATTGAACATTGTGCCAAAGCCCACAACGATCTTACGAATGATTCTATGGTAGAAATGTCTAGATGACAGCATTATGGCTCACCGAATGGATTTGTTTCGCTGAAATCTAGAATGTTATCAGCTTCTGTTTCAATTCTAAAGTTATCATCATAATCCGATGCAGCATCATCTTGAATATTTGAACTGGTTAGAGTCCAAATAGCATTGCTGGTATTCCCTTTTATACTCGATCCTGCAGCGAATTCCCCACGAATGTTTCTCAAACGCAGTGTTCTAGAAGGTTTGTCCCAAGAAGAAACATATCCTCTTGCTGTTGAATTTGCAAGTGTTGTTCCTTGATAGACAATCTCATGTTGGGTGAATGTTCCAGTTCCACCAGCAGTTAAAATATAATCAATTGAAACAGCTTGTTTAATTGCTAGATCGTCAATCTCACTCACACCAGTAGCAATCAATTCACCATTATATTTGAAAGTCTCTAGAGACAATCCATACATATACGGTGCTTTCTTTCCTGCTTGGAAGAAATTCTTTTCTTCTTCCACAAATCGCACTTCCAATAATTTTTGTTGTACTGGCAGATAAACTAAATCGCCTTCTTTTGGTAAGTTTCTTTCGCCTTTGACATATTTTTCGAATGTTCTTCTGGCAACACAAACCTTTGCGTCTTTTTGAATCTCTAAACCAAACTTTGAGAAGAATTCTTGATTCCCAGTAAAATCACTAAACGTCTCAAGATACATATCAATCTTATACGCTCTTGTAAATGATTTTACAGGGTCGTCGCCAAACAATTCATCTAGCGAAGATTGTGAGTCTCGTGGAATGTAATAGATGTCAATTCCATGATTTTTAATAGACTCAATAATCAAATCCTCAACAAGAAACTGTTCGCGTGTCGCGCCTTGATTATTAAAGTAAACACTAGTTGCCATTTTAGCCCACCATCATTCCTGGTGGTTCTTCGTAAACATCGCGAAGTTTTTCTTCAAGCTCTTTGATTTCCGCAACAGCCTCGTCATATATTTGTTGACCGTTAACAATTAATCCGCCTGGAAGAGTATAATTGCCATATTTCTTTAGGTTTGCGCCCCATTGACGCTTGAATAACTGAGTTGTATATTCCTTTACCCAAGAATCATTAAAGACTTTTTCATAGGTATCCTCATCGACGACTCTATGTGCTTCGAATAGAATATAGTCACCTGCATCTAACTTACCTTCCCAACTTTGCCACAAATAGAGTCTATTTGTCTTTTTGTTATATGAGTAAGGAGTTTCTCCAGTTACGATCATATCTAACATGGAGAGGTGTTCTCGTGCAATCACATAATATGTGTATGACGAAGAAGTTAGATTATAAAAGTCATTTAAACGTAATTGATAGTTAATATCAAAAATGTTAAAACCTGATGTGTTTGTTGAACTTACGGTGTCTCCAGTCATTGGAAATACTCTAGAGACGCCGATGATGTTGTCACATAATCTGGCATATTTGTTCAAGATATCAGCATTTGTGACTTTATGGGCTAGATAAACCCTTTCTGTACCATCAAAATGATAGTTTTGGAACATCTGAAGCGCATCATCGATACGATCATCAAGCTGATCATCGTCGATATTAATGTCGATTACAGGAAATCCAAGATTGCGGAGGCAGAAATCTTTTAGTTCGGTTTTATTTGTAGGTTTTGCCATTTAGAACCTCTCGTGTAGTTCTATATTTAGTTATTCGATAAGACTACCATCTCGAGAATTGTAAATCCTATTTGGGTCCATATGCGCAAATTGTTCCCAGTTTGGCTCTCCTTGCTCAAGTCTTTTGCCGACAGTTTCTTCACCGATGTGGAAGATTAGATTCTCACCATTTGATCCTTTTAGAGTCGCAGAATACATCTGATGAAAGAAGTTTAGATAAACCATGATCATCCCTTCGTTCACATTGAATTTCCAATACTCTCTAAACGAATATTCGATTACATTTTTACGATATAACGAAAATATGATTGGGAACGTCTTTACGTTTTTGCTATAGTAATAGTTACCAATTTTGACGTCGGTTGGATCAATGGCAGATTCTGTTTCGTGAAAATACCATGGCTGGCGTTGGAGAACGACTGAAGCCATCTTTTCATCTGATTCTAGAACTGTGATTAGGTCGTCAATTCGAATGGGGCTAGTCAATAATACATCGTCCTCTTGATGCAGAATGTAGTCGTAGTCTTGCATTTTGAGCCAATCGAAGAATGCGCTCCAATTTACAGAAAGCCCCAAGTTGGTTTCGTTGAATCTTACATTAAATCCATAAACCTTTGCGATTAAATCGAATATGGCAAGATTTCTATTTCTTGGATAATCGTCTATGATTAGTTTATCGACTGTATGATTCCCATAGTCTAGATTCTTTAAAGACTCTAGAGTTGGCATCAAATATTTGATTCGATTTGTAGAAAATACTACATGTAAGATCTTCATCAGTATTCCGTATTAAAGAAGAACGTTTGGAACAATCGACCATTTTCTAGATTGTTTCCGAAATAATCTAACGAAGCATGATATAAATTGCCACGATAAAGAACAATACGATTATATTTGTTCGCAACATAATCTGCCTTTTCCCATTTCGTATAATCATATCCATCAAGATATGGTGCGTTGTTATCAGCTCGTTCATATTCTTTTGTTTCTTTCCATCGATACAATGCAGTCCCTGATGAGAGCGGCGCGTCTGGCGTTAGATAACAAACAGCAGCCCAAGTATTAAAACTGTCGGCGTGGATCCACGTGCGATCTTTTGCAGTACAAATTTGAAATGCACCAGTGTACCCTGAATCTTCGAACCAATTAGTGATTCGACCACCTGCATTTTGTATAATATACTGAATTGAATTCTTTAAATCATCAGGAAGCCATGGCTTTGTTCGAACTCCAGGATAATTTCCAGAAACTTCGAAGGGCTGCGACAAAGCATATGCTCTTACTTGGTCTGGGTTTTGATAGAAGTCGTCAACAATTATTAATGTTGTTTTCATAATTCACCTTAATAGTACATGTATCTGCCAGAAGTTCCATCCCAGCCCGACACAATCCAATCTGTCTCTATAACGTTTGATTCATATGGTCTTGTAAAATAATATGAAAGAGTTTCAATATCATAATGGCTCATTGATGGTTGGTCAAGTAAATGAACAGTCGCATCATTTATGTCTATCATTGAATTTAATTGGCTTGACCCAAAGCCATAGAGAACTGTGCAATATTGATGCAATCGATTATTGTTCTGGTGTGATCTTCTATCAACAAAATCATATCTCCAAGAATCATTCCACTCAAACGAAAGAGGTT